ATATGTCTGGAGGTATAGCCCAACTCGTCGCAATCGGTGCCCAAGATGCGCACCTTGTCGGTCAACCCGAAGTTTCCTTTTTTAGATCCAACTACAAACGTCACACAAATTTCGCCCAAACTGTCGAAAGACAGGTTATCCAGGGCAACCCAGTCGCTAATGGTATGTCCACTGTTAGATTCGAGCGTAAAGGTGATATGCTCGGTTATGTCTACATCTCGAACAGAGGTGCGGATATTACCAATTGGGCTAACAGAGTCGCCAAAGTTGAACTTTTGATTGGTGGTCAAGTCATTGATGACCAAACTGACGAGTTTATTAGAACGCTCGCACCAGTTACCATGAGTCAAACGTACTCTAAATACAAGTTTAACAACCAATACTTCTACCCACTTAAATTTTCGTTCTGCGAAAATGCCCAGTCCGCGATCCCATTGGTCGCTCTTCAATACCACGATGTTGAATTGAGAATCACGTGGGGTTCGTCGGCTACATCTGACGCGGAAGTGTATGCCCAATTCATCCACCTCGATACGGATGAACGCACGGTCTTGTCTTCCACTCCACAAAACATGCTTATTACACAAACGCAAAAATCCATCAAATCTGTTGGCAAAACCCAAGAACTTAACTTTAACCACCCAATGAAATACTTGGTCGCGGTTAATGCTATGACGACTGCTAAGGTCAAACTTCAAATTAACGGTACGGATGTCACCGATTCTAAGGCTGCTCGACCACACTTTACATCGGCGCCAGTCTACTACCACACACAAGCCGCGGATACAACAGCCACTGCAACGTTCTTGCAACCATTCTGCCTCGATACGGCTAAGCTTCAACCAACTGGTTCGCTCAACTTCAGTAGACTCGATTCCGCGAGACTCGTTTCTGACGATACGGTGTGGAATAACGACATCTACGGTGTTAACTACAACATCCTCCGTATCGAAAACGGTATGGGTGGTTTGATGTACTCGAACTAATTTAATTTAAATAGCCAGTTATTATAAATGTTCTGGCAAATAGTTTTTCTCGCAGCTTTTATTTTTATAATTACCTACGATCCCAAGTCCGGAACTTTGAATCATCTCGTCGACTCTAAACAAGAACCCGCTCAAAACGCAGAGTGTAAAGAAGGTCACTTCCAGGAGATTCAATTTGCTCAACAAGGATACGAATGCCCCAGGGAACAAAGTGTTCATATGGGTGCGATTATACGAACTTAAAAACATAATTCTACATTTCAGTATAAAATGCTTACGTTCGATCGTGATACCGCAATAATTGTAGCCATAGTAGTGTGTGTTGCTGCTACTGTTTATATGTATTTAGAACTCAAAAACACAAAAGAAGAAATGGAAGGAGTCAAGGGTGTTAATGGTAAAATAACATCATTTTTATCAAATATTAGACCAATCCCAGCACCACAATCTGTTCAGGTACCAGAAAATAACGATGTAAACCAAACCCAAGTAGAACAGGGAGATGATGAAATTTCAGAAAGCGAGGAAGAATCCTCAGAATAATCATCTCGCTAAATTGTAACTTGCAAATGTGCAATGAAGAAATACAAGGCTATTGCTATTCCTGTATCGTTTACTGGTGATAAACCAAAGTTTCTCACCGTCCGGGATCGTAGATTCAAAGATTGGATTTTCGTCACCGGAGGGTGCAGGCGGAGAGAAATACCGAACCCCATACGGTGTGCCTTACGTGAATTAGACGAAGAAACACGTGGGGTCGTTAACCTAAAAAAAGGTGAATACACGGATTTTAAGTTCATCGTGAAAGAAAGTCCAGGTGTAGAATTAGAATATAACGTTTTCATATTTTACGTAAATTATACTAAACAAGAACAAGACGAACTCGTAAGAAAGTTTAACGAAGAAAAACAAAAAACAAATTTGAAAAAAATACAAAAATTACCCATCAAGCGAACGCACGATGAAAACGATTTTATGAATTTTGAAACACTAACCGATTTTAACAAGAAGAAACAGTGGGATAGGATTGTTAAGAATGTTCTTAATAACCCAGAATTCTATTCGTGTGTGACTTCTATCCATAGAAAAACCTTCTCTATTAAATAATGAAGTCCAAGTCTTATATTTTATCTCAAATAAAAGAACTTCTCGTAGAAAGACATGGTTATACCATGGCAAGAGCAGAAAGGTACGCTGAATTACATAAAGAAGATAAAGTTTATGAATTACTCGTTTTAAAGAAAAAATTATCAGAAGAGGAAGAGTTTCCAGAAATTTCTTACAGAAGAACAGTTTGGAGACACCACTACGATAGTGAATGAATATAAAAAAATAAATATAATATTTGGTAAGTAAGACCATGTCTAATTTTAAACAATGGTGCAAAGAACAAGGGTTCTGGCATGGCTCCAATATATCACATGTGCTCATGGACAAAGGCGTCCTTTCCGTGCCATTTGATAGATTGAATGATTTTTATGAAAAATGTGTAGAATCCTACAATTCAGGTGAAAAGATATACGTCGTCGAACAGAAAACAGAAAATTATAACTTTTTTGTAGATCTCGATTACAAAGACGAAGAAGCATTATCCCCCGAATCCGTAAAAAGCTATTGTCAAGTTATATGCGATAAGGTTAAAAAATTTGGTGGTAAAGACGCACTCATTTCATACGCACTACCAAAACCAGGTGGTAAAGACCTTATAAAAACAGGTATTCATATAAATTGGCCAGGGTTCGTGGTAAACCGATCATCCGCTTTAGCTCTTAGAGAACATATTATAAACACTCTCAATACTGTTTATGGTTCAAAAAATTGGAGTGATATTGTGGATATAGCAGTATACGGAAGTTCTTCTAGAAAAACACAAGGGAGTGGTTTTCGTATGCCTTGGTCTCACAAAATAGGTAAACACGAAAAGTGTTCGGGAAAAGGGTGCACAGAGTGCAATAACACGGGGAAAGAAACACAGGGTGAATATAGACCAGTTTTTATGTACAAGGCCGGAAATGATTTTACCATGTTAGAAGAAATAAAAAATAAGGCTGTTGCCAATGTTGATATGCTACATATGGCAACTTTACGAACAGAAAGCGACGATCCAGTATATGTCGAAGGCGCCGAACTAAAAATACAAAATGGTTCGTTCTCACCCGAACAAATAAAAAACGAATTCAAAGATCAAGAAGTACTTGGATTAATAGAAGATTTTGTAAGGAAGAATTTAGAAGGTCAAAATACAGCGAGAATAACAAAGATATACGAAAGTAATAAACACTTTCTCGTTTCAACAACCTCAAAATATTGTGAAAACAAAAGATGTGATCATAATTCCAATCACGTATGGTTCCATATAATAAACGATACTATTTCACAAAAGTGTTTTTCAACTACTGACATAGTACGACATTTTGGATTTTGTAAAGATTTCAGGGGACGAAAACATAAATTACCACCTAGAATAACAGATAAACTATACAAGGATATCGAATTTTCAAAATATACAGAAAGAAAACCAGAAAAAATAGAACCAGAACAGGAAAAAACAGAAGAAATTGATGTAAAAGAAAGACTCGAAAAGTTTATCAAAAAATATTTAGTAAAAAACAATGATTTTTATATTACAAAATTGGAAAAAAAGAAAAAGGCAAAAACGTATACGGTTCACGTTTCATCATACCCATGTGAAGTATGCAATAAAAACGTACATTTTCAAATTTCTAAAAATAAAATAGAGAAGAAATGTAATTGTATGAATCGAACGCATATTCTCTCAGATAAAATCACAACTAAATTATAGAATGCTAGCTATACTCTTCTTAGCGATTGTAATATTCATGGTATCTTCTTTAATAAAGAATGAACCAGACACTAAAAAAATACATGATTTAATAAGACAAACCCATAAGTATTCAGGTCTAGACCAGACCGCATACACAGATTTTTATGCAAACATAAAACTTGCATTAGTTAACCTAGATCAAGAGGACGTTTCTAAAAAATCTCTACACAGGGCCCTTTCAAATTTAGATGAAATTGGTCTAAGTACAGTATCAGGGGATACAGAAGTTCAAAAAGAACTTAATAAAATTAATGTACAATTAGAGGCATATTTCAACGAATTATACATCAGGGAACGCATAAAATCAATAAATGAGTAAAATACTTAAAGGAAAATTGTTCTATTAAATTATAACATGGCTACAGGTGTTAAAACGCGATCGGGGAGAATCTCTAAAAAACCAGATAGACTAGAATTATTTGAAGAGGTTGAAGACGATTATAAAGAAGACGAATACGATTCCGATGTTGATTTACTACAAACAGATGACGAGGATTTTTGTACTGATGATGAAGAAGAAAATTCGGAAGAAGAATACGACTCGGAGGAAGACGAAAATGGAAATCTGAAAGATTTTGTCGTTGATGACGACGATGAAGACGAAGAATATTCAGATGAAGAAGAGGAGGAATATTCAGATGAGGAATAACGGGCTTAAAAAAATAATTTTAGAAAATATAAATGGAAGCAGACGTTGGAACACCAATCGAATACAATCCAGATGAATTTTCAAAACCAAATCATTTACAAAATGAAATCGATAACGAAAATGAACCGGAACGTGATGATAATTATTACATTCCGCCTCATCAACAAATATACCCACAACACCAACAAATGCATAACGAAAAATACGATATATTCGCAAACCTCGATAAAACGGGGTATGTTATAATATTCGTAGCGTTTCTACTAGGATTCTTTATGGGTAAGACCATGCAACCAGTCATTCTTAGACCTGGATAGGTTTACCTTTAACCCACATGTATTGCGATTTTGTTTGTTGACCCTCGAATGTACCTATACTACCATACGTAGTACCAGTGAAATAAGACCTACTTACAATAAGTGGATCATCCATAATGTCAGTTGCTACATCTGATGCCGTAACAGGTTCTTCGGATTCTGATTTACTTTTTCGATCTCTATACAATCGTAAAAATAAACCAACCGAAAATAATACAATAAGAATGGTGATTATGTTCAATATAATACTCAACATACTTACATTTATAT